CGATTTAATGGGGTGATTGTCTACAAAGGTAAACCCGGCACTCCTGCTCCTTATCAGGTAAGTTCAAACACTACCAATATAGGCGCACAAGAAATGCTTGCTATGCAAATGAAGATGATACAAGATATTTCAGGTGTTTCATCGGCTATACAAGGACAACAAGCTAAGTCAGGCACTCCAAGCTCATTATATGCTCAGGAAGCGTTAAACTCTACTACTAATACTAGAGATATGTTTGATGTGTTTGCTTGGTATAAACGCCAAAGGGATTCTAAACTCCTTAAAGTTTGTCAGCAATTTTATGATGATAAGCGTTATGTAGCTATTGCAGGAAATAGATATAATGAAGAAGCAGCTTATTACGATCCTAAGATTGCTGCTGATGTTCATTTTAACCTTGTTGTGACTGAGGGAGTGGATAGTCCTGTGTATCGACAGATTATTGACGATCAGTTAAAGGGATTAATGGAAGCAGGAGCAATTGATATAAGAATGTACTTAGAAAATTCGAGTTTGCCTTTTGCTGACAAGATACTTGAGAGTATGAATAGTAGAGATCAGCAAATGCAAGATGGTGAAGCTCCGGGACAAATGCCTCCTGAATTAATGGAGCAGATCCAAAATGGAGCAGATCCTAAAGCAATGGCTAATTTACAACAGTTTGTAGGAAGATAGATTGAAGCTTAACAAGTCGAAGGTAATAGGGCAAATACGTCTTATTACCTTCGTTATATTTACAAGTTGATAAATGTGAGCTTACAAATAGGTAACAGTCAACGATAGTAACGCCTTGCGATAGTAGTATATTCTCTTTAGGTAATTTCCTGTTATTAAAGAATAGCTCTATTTTCTTTAAATCTTTCATTCCTTAATAAAGTCAAATATCAAATATCCTTCATCATCATAATACTTTGGTTTGGCGTTGTCGGCTTTTCTCCATGCCGACCATAAACTAGATATTGTATTCTCGCTACATTCTATCCATTCACCATTATCACCTTTGTAATACTGGTAATCGTCATTCTCTTTAAATGCTGTTTGGTTTCTCATAACTTGTCTATTAATTTTGGTTGTTTATTTATTAAAGAATAGCAATCCAGTATTCGGATTAATCTATTAACAATAGCTGTATTTTCATCAATTGTTAATAGAAAAATATAAAGGTCACTAATGTAATAATGCCATTCCTGTATTTGGCTATGTTGGTTTAAGTAGTTCATAATTTATTCCTGATTATCTTAGTTAAAATATACTGCTCTCTACCTTTATAATAAAAGTCCTCTTTCTTATTGTACTTAAATCCCTCCTTTTTTAGTAAGGCTACAGCATCTTTCTTTTTATCAAATACAGCAATAGGAAACCAGTTGTTTACAAACATTTCTAACAAGTAACTCATAGTTTTATTTTTATTACTATTATCAAAAAGGTACGTGAGCTTTATTGTAAACCCACATTCCTTTAGGGTCTTTAGATACCTTAACGCTATGATAACAGATGTGAGACTGTCCCCTGGGACGCTTTAACCTTTTCTGAGGCAGGTAAATCTTCACTCTCCAAGACATCGGAGTAGTTAAATTCCAGGGTTTTTATTTCTTTCGGTGCAGAAGCTTTGCTACATCAGATACAATTTCAGTAGTGTATTTTTTATTACCGTCTTTATCTTCATAACTTCTATATGTAATCTTTCCTTCAATAGATACTAAGTCCCCTTTTTGCAATTTTGTTTCTCGATACATAACTATATTATGCCATGTGGTTTTTTCTTGCCATTCTCCTGACTGTTTGTCTTTCCAACTTTCTTTTGTTGCTACTGAAAATGATGTTTTTACATTTCCGTTCTCAAATTTGAAAATCTCTGGTGCGTTACCAATGTTTCCTACTAATAAAATTTTATTCATTGTGTTTAATTTAATTTATATTTCCATTTATAACCACCTGCATGGTTATAATGAGGATTATTTTTACATGATTGACAAATGTTGCCTGCCCTTATATTTGTTTCTTTTGTAGGACTTAATCTTTCCTTTATTACTAACTTCGTACAACCCCTCATAACCTTCAATATCTTTCCAAATTTCCGTATTCATCTTCCTTGTATTAAAATTATATATTTACGTTTGGTTCGTCCATACCACAGTACTACCATATTATCCTCGTCTATATCAATAGATGGTCTGAATATTATTATAAGTAGCAATATGATTATTAGAATTATCATGCTGTTATGTATGAGGCCTCATTAAGAATATCACTCCATGTAACATTAGGGGCGAAACGTCCTCGCCTCTTTAACCTCATTATTTTAAATTCATCTTTAGTTATGGTGACAAAATCACCCTTATAATCTTTAAGTATTACATGTTTTTTACCGTTGGAACGCTCACTTAGGTAATCAGCTATTTTTCTAGCCTGCCTTAACGCTCTACGTTCTCTCCAGATAAAATATCCATCTCTAATAGGCTGTATAAATTCAATGTAAAACCATTGTGCTATTTTTCTCATATTTATCTTTTTTTATCAATTATATCATATCTCAATCCCATTACCCAACTACTAAAATTCATGGTTCGTTTATCTTCCATTGCTCGATCTAGTGTAGCACTATACCAGTCCCATATTAAATTTCCTGATACATCGTTATCAATATCATAATAAATATCAGTAATGTTAAAATAACAATCTCCAATTAGTGCCATGTCCTCATTAACAAAATCATAGTAGGTATGATGTTTTTTACAAAATGCCTTTAAATACAATTCATTTACTGCAATCCTTTTTTCTTTTAGTGTTTTCATGTTAGAAGCTTGATTCGTTAATTATTCTCTTTCTGTTCTTTAATCTATTCTCCTTAGCCTTTTCTAAATCAACTATATAAGGTAATGGCATGTCGTACTGGCTAATCCATAAAGATATGTCTGTTGACATCTCAATATCATCATGCCCACCATCCACAGCACCAACGGTATCGTCAGACTTTCTTTCAAACTGGTCACTCTCGTCACATGCCCTGCTATCACATTCGATATATTCATCATCACGCATAGCTGCATTTTTATAGTTGATAATCATATCTTTTGAACTCCTGTTAGTATGGAACCCATATTTAACAGGCATACCTTCCTTTACAGCATCTTGTGGGCTTGACTTAATGTAAAGGTTATCATAATGTTCAGCAACTTCATTCAGAAGTGTTAAAAATCCTACACCTTCAGTATTCTCATATTTCCTTAGTGAGTTATTTTCAAATGCCACCATAGCATGATTATAAAATTCACCTACCTGCACAGCTAACCAGGCCAACAAGTCCTGGTCTATATGTATTTTGTATGTAGCCACAAATTCAGGAACTCCGGCATACATCATCCAGTATCTATCTAGTACGCGAATAACAGACCAGTCAGCATCTTTACTTTTGCCTCCTATATCTATGGTAACTAAATATCTATGGTCTACTGTTATTGATTTGTCTGGAAGTTCCCATATCCATAATTCACCATTTGCAGACTCTTCAAAGCTTATGTTCTTTAGTGCATCATCACCTTTATTGCCGTCAGCGTATAAATGTCCTTTAAATTGAGGTGGAACACAATTAAGCCTAGTTTTTTCTACAATGGATGGAGCATAAACTCTACGTCCGGTAGACTGGAAAGCCTCAATTGCAGATGATGGAAACTCTGAACGCATGCGCCATGTGTCACCATCAAACTCGCGCAACTTTCCCCTGTACCACTTAATTCCTTCTAGTGTCGCTCCTATTGACCAGAGCCATATCTCATAATCATCAAGACTTTTATGGAAGTCAGTAAGCTCCTGTTTATCTTCAAACTTATCCCTATATATTTCTATTTCAAACCAAGGGACAAAAACAGGATCAAGATTGTTTATTTGCTCTACTGCATTGGTATAAACATTATGGAAGTAATTACCCACTCCTTTTGCGGTACTCTCAAGTACATATAGTGTATTATGTTTTGAAGGTATTGTTCCTAAAATTGCTTGTGCAAGATCTTTAGGTTCTTTACCTTCTGTTTTCTTCCAAAATGCCACTTCAGATAAATGAGCCATAGCAACATCATCACTACGCACACTCTCTGGTGTCTGCATTGATCCTACAGTAATTTTATTAGAACGCTCAGGGATTATCTTAATATTACTCATCCCCTCAAAAGGCTTTAATGTAATCTTACCAGGGTAATGTTTTACCATATTGGAATACATGTACCTAATATTAGTAGCCTGTTGGTTAATTTCAGCAGCTATGAGCGAGTTCCAGTTTGTTTTATGTAGTATTTGAATCCATGCCATATAAAGTTGGACAAGGGTAGAACCTCCCCATTGTCGGGCTTTAAGAATAATCATCCTTATAGGCTTACGTGCAAGTCTCATTTTCTCTAACCTGGCAAGCACCCTACGCTGTGGCTTGTTGAGCTTAAATGGTATTAGATCGCCTCCATCTTTAGGTTTGATCTTCACCTTACTAAAAGCCCAATACTCAAAATCGTACTTATCTCTGGTATCTAATACTAACTGTATTGTTGGCTCCAGTTGCTTTATGTTCTTATTACCTTTGATAAACTTTTCAATAGAATCATACTCACAGATAATTTTAATAATAGGATCTTCTTTCATCTCTACCGGGAGATTAAATACTAATCCCTCAGTAATCTTAAAAGGAAACCTATCAATTAAGGAGCCAACCCCAAATGTAGGATTGTAATACTCGTCTAAGAGTTCATTCCTGGTTGTATTTTCTTGTAGTATTTCAGTCAATGTTCACAATTTTACTAAAATCACCTACTCTAGTTTTAAATTCTTCTATTTCGCACCTATGAGGAACATATCTATTCCTAACCATTTTATTGATTATGCGAGTAACGAAGTTAGGGGCTATGTAAAAATGGTCTGATACTATCTGGTAAAGTTTATTCCTTTTCATTGTGCAGGCATCATCACCGATATACTTTATTAATAAGGTGTAGAAAATAAATACGTCCTTATGCTTAGGCATGTAATCTGTATTATAAACTTGTCTCATAGTTAAATATAGAATTATAGCACAAATATAGAATAAATATTAAAATCATGTACTAATTACATACAAATTAAATCTATATACTTTTATTTTACAACATTATTATAGATAAAAATAAGTTTTAAGTAAAATGGGAGACGGAAGTAATAATAGCGGACAATCAGCAGCAGCAAGTGGAGCAGGTGAAGGTGGAGACGGTGGAGCAACAATGTCATCCGAAGCAAACGGATCAGAACAGGCAACACAAGAAGTTACTAACAAAGCAGACAGCAGGTCTACTTTTAGGTCAAAATTTGGTGAAGGCATTGAAGGTTGGGACGGTGAAAACAATGATATGTTCTACGGAGAAGCTAACAAGCAGTTCGATGGACTTACAAAATATCAAAACGATAACAAGTCAATTAACAAAAAAATGATTGATACGCTGAACTCTAACCCGGAGGCAGCAGGATTATTTAGAGATATTATGAAAGGCTCTTCATTACAGGAAGCCATTGCTCGTAACATTGATGTTGATTCTATTAAACCCATGGAAGGTGATCCTGATATGGAAGGATGGACTAAAGGACTTGAAAGCAGAAAGAAAACTCTAGCAGAAAGAGAATCCTACCAAAATGAGATTAGTGAAAACTCTCAATTAACCAGTAAAGAGATTGTTGCTTTTGCAAGCGAAAACAGTCTTGATGAAGAATCCACAATGAAAGTAGTGAATGCTTTTGATGGTTTTATTGCCAATGCTGTAAAAGGTAAGGTAAGTAAAGCTGATTTAAACAGATACTACAGAGGTATGAACGCAGATCAAGAGGTAGCAGATGCCACAGACAAAGCTACTGTTGATGCTAGGAATGAAAAGATAGAAGTACTTAAAGAAGATACTAACAAGCAGCGCACAGGGGATGGACTTCCTAATGTGAACGCTACTAATAAAGAAAAACCCGCTGAATCAAAATCCGATGATCCATGGGTTCAATCAATTAATGAACAAGTAGAAAAAGAAAACAGGTAAATATTTAAACAAAAACGGAGAACTAATGAAACGTAACATTTTTAATACAGCAAAATTTACAATAGGTTTAATAGCCGTTGTATTGGCAACCGGGGGCATGTTCGGTTTTATCGACATGTCATGGTTAAGCCCAGAAGGAATAGGCTTGGCGATGGCTGCCGCAGCAGGAGAAGTAATACAAGAAACAGTTGACACAAAAAACACGTCAGATGCATCTAGTTCATTACTTACCAACACGATTGATAAGAAGATTACTCTTATTCGTCCAGACCTTAACCCCTTAGATACGATTATAAGGAATATAGGTATCAGTAAGCCAATTAAATCATGGCAAACTGAATACTATGCAGTTGAAACCAGAGGAGTAGCTGATACAGTAAAAACTACTAAAGCAGCAACAACAGGTTCAGCAGAATGGGCAACACAGACATTCACAGTAAGTAACATTTATATATGGGCTGTTGATGATGTAGGTATCTTTCAAGATGCAGGTGATGGTACAGAGGTAGCATTTAATGTAGTAGCTAAAAACAATAGCACAGATACTTTAACAGTATTTATCCTTAACGGAATAGGAACTAACACTAATGAGTTGCCGTCTTTAACAGCAGCCGATCCTATTACTCGTATTGGTAATGCCAAATCAGAACTTGATGCACAAACAAGCCCTTACGCTGTAATGCCTCAAAAATCATATAACTATGCTCAGATACATATGGCTCAGGTAGAGCAGGGTGTTTATGCTAAGTTACATGATAAAGAAGTACAATGGAATCTTAACGACTTCCGTTCAGAAGCATTATATGACTTGCGTAGACGTATGGAATTAACATCATTGTTAGGTTATCGTAGACATTTTTATGATAGTACTGGTGAAGATTATAAATATACTTCTGGTGGTATCGTAAGAGATATTACACAAAACTTAACTTATCCATCTGGCACTATTGATAATGATACATTTATTGGTTGGAGTAAGGATATTTTCACAGGAAATAACGGATCATCTACTAGAGTATTGTTTGCCGGATCAGACCTTATGAAGTATATGGGAGCTATTCCAACAGTTGATAAGCAGCTTACAGGTGAGAATGTAATGGTTAAATGGGGAGTTGAATTTAATAAAATTGTAACCAACTTTGGTACTCTTTTAGTTAAGCATCACCCAACATTAACAGACCTTGGTTATAATGAGAGCGGAGTCGTTCTTGATATGATGAATGTTGAGAAACATGTACTTAAAGGATTAGAGACTACAAAGCTTGACCTTAAAACAGCAGGACTTAAAAATGCTGATGCAGATGTGATCTCAGAAGCATTCTGTTTGGTACTTAAAAATCCAGATACACATGCTTTGATTACTAAATCATCTTAGTATTTTATTGAATTAATCTTTTAGAAAGGGAGGAAGCCTAGCTCCCTCCCTTTTTTATTTAAAATTAAACTGAAATGACAAAAACATATCAATCAATAGTATTCAAAGAACTTCATCGCCAGGTAATTGTTGAGGGGAATAAAGTGGCTGTTGACTTTACAGGAGGGGTAAACTATCCTAAAACAAAAAATGGAATATTTACTACAAACGATGTAAATATTCAAAAAGCTATGGAAGCAGACAAATCATTTAATAAAGCTTTTAGGCTTATTTATAAACAAGGTGAAGTTGTATATGAGGATAAACCTGCATTAACCGACAAAGAACATATAAAGACCTTGTATGCTCAGATTGAAGAACTAAAAGCGAAACTAGCTAAGTACGAGAAAAAGTCTGTTGTGCCTGTTATCAAACCTATTGAGGGGATTATCAACGCACAGCAAGCCAGAGCCTACCTGATAAAAGAGGTTGGTATTGACAAAAAGAGACTTCCTTCTCCGGTATCTATCAGAAATGCCGGGTTAAAAAATAATGTTTCATTCCCTGACTGGGGAGAATAAATACAAATAATATGTTAAGAGCAGCTATAATAGAAATGGTAAAGAGTAGGATTGACGAGTTATCTCCATTCGCTTCTACAGAACTTAATCCATCTATTGACCTTATTGATAGTTTGCTAAATGATAGCGATACAGAGATTAGACGTAAGATACCTGTACATCTTATAAGCCCTACTATGTTTAGTGT